GTATTTTGTGCCATCTTACCAAGCTCGTTAATTTTTGCGTTAACGGCTTTCATGACATCGACAGGAAGTTTTGCTACCTGGCCTGCTTTACCTAATGCAGTTTTATTTGAACCTGAAGCCATTGCATGGTCTTCAGCGCCTTTGAATATTGTTTGGATTTGATCTGTTGTAAGTTCTGCTTCAAACACTTTTGTAAGCTGTTCCATTAATGGCCATAGCTCACGTTCAGCTTTGCCAAGATAGATACGTTGGCTTTCTGTAAGTGTATCCCAACCTTCAGTTAATATGTGTTGGGTTTTTAAATTGTAGGCAAAGACTTCTTGCAGTTTCATTTTGCTTATCCTATAGCAACTTAACTAGTTCTTGTTTTTGTTGCGGGTTTAACGCATCAATTTGTTTTTGTAGTTTAGGTGGAATTTTACCTCCGCCTGCTTTAGCGCCAGCACCTGCTGTTGGTGTTACTCCTGGTCCGCCACTTGCTCTAGGTGTTTCAGGTGCACCTGCTTGTGCTCCAAATTTTTGTCCTAAAGGTTGCTCTGGTTCTGGTTCTGCACCTACTGCCGCTTGGCCAGCCGCACCTTTAAAAGTATCTTGTGCCGCACCTTGTAATATATCGTCTACTTGTTTCTTACCTAAAACGCCAGACAAGTTATTCAATCTACCTGTTGGCATTTTTTGTGTAGCCATAAAGTCTTTCAGTTGATCTGCTGTAGGCTTTTTAGGATCGCCACCTGTTTGACCCATATATGCTCTGAATGCCTGGTATAGTTCTTTAGCTCTTGAGTTGGCGTCTAATTTGCCTTGTAATCCAGCTTGGGTACCTTTCATGCCGACAGCGCCAGCTATTTTTGCCCCAGCCTTCTTGGCTAAATTACCAATAATACCACCACCAGGAGCTTCGTTAACGTCAGATTCGCTGATTATTTGGTGTATTTTCATTATAAACTCCCTGTTCAATTATATTTAGCTATAATCCTTCGACATAGCCTCTTAAATACTCTTATGCCTCAGACTATATATAAGGTTATTGAGACAGTTACTCAGAATGTTGAGTTAATTGATTGTAGTAGTGAATCAGAAGCATATGAAGTTATGCAACAGCTACAAGATGCTAACCCTAATGGTATTTACGAAATAGTATCAGACATTAAGTATACTGTTAAAGGTCTTGGAAGAGATCCAGAATTACATTAATATATAAGTCTTATTAATGGTTGTTCTGAAGTGAGCTAAAGCTCACTTTGTTTTCGCTTACGCTCAAACATTTTATTTCTTTAAGATGAATAAGTGCGTTAAGCACTTTTGCATCATGTAGATAGTTGAGCCATACTTCGCCCGTCTCCGGACAAAGTATTTAATAGCCATCATGTGAGATGAGCGTACCATCTTGATAAAGAAGATTGCATAATGCACGGAGGCGGTAACCCGACATCCTCCTACTTCAGCCTTCGCATAGTTACGGACAGTATTAATCCCTATCAAGCGGGATTTTCTACCGTGCTGGTTGCTTTTTACTCAGAGCCAGCATCTTTTAGACCTAAAGTTAGTCTAGCCTTGCAACACACCAGTATCTAGACGTCATTTGAGTACGTCTTCAAGGTGAATCGAGCTACCTCGATCAAACAGCGTTGCTTATTTTTTGCCTGTGTGTGGAAGAGTTGTGCCTGTACTGATAATTATAGTGGAGTTTTATTATTAGATGTAAATCTGGCTTATTTGCCTTTAAGGGCTTCTCTTAATATCTTAGACCCGCCTACTCGTACGTTAATAATGCCGTTGTAGTATTCGTCAGTTTCTAATACTCTGCGTTCAAACTGCTCTCTTGCTTCTAAGTAGCTTGTAACACCTTTACTTGGACAGTAATGTAATATTTCTCTTGTAAATTTACCTTTACCTAGTTTTTCAATGTCGGCTAATAATGTGTCGCTAGATCCCCAGTAATCTTTCCAGTCGCTTTCTACTGTACTTCTACGTTTATTAGTTCTGCCTTTAAGTGGAGGTCTAGTTTTTTTGAATCTAGCTAATTTTTTACCAATATATTTTCTATTGTTAGTTGTATTAGTAATAATGTATACAAACCCTACGCAATCATCTGGTAATTGCTGTATAATTTTGTTTTTAAAAGTCCACTCCATGTAGATACTTACATAGAATTGGCATTAGTCGTCTTGTTTCTGATGATGTGCCCGATGAGAATCCATAACTTCTACTCTTCGAAGAGAAGCTAACCTACGTATTTCACTTAACCATCTTCTAGTTGCACGTTTAGTCTTTTCACTTTTACGTTTTTCAAAATTTTCATTATTTTTATAATATTCTATATATGCTTTTGTTAGTAAGTCGTGCGTATCATCGTTTATATCGGTCATTGTGTTACCTCTACATCATTATCGTAAGATGTAAACCCAGCTTCTTTGACAACTTTAAGTACGTTAGTTACCCTTCCTTGTAATTCATCTTTATGCGAAATAAGGTATATATTTTTATTACGTTCTCTACCCATCTTCTTAAGTACGCTCAATGAAGCTTCAACACCTGCTGAGTCCATACCACTATCTATTAGTTCATCAACAAATAGTAAATTAACTTGTTGATATAAACTTTCCCAAACATCTCTAAAAGAAAAACTCAATCCAAGGATTAATCTATTACGTTCACCCCTTGACAAGTTATCAAAGTCTAGGTCTTGACCTAATTGTGTAATTTCTACATTTAGATCGTTTTGAAATAGTACTTGGTGCGGCAATCCAAGTTTATTAAGATAATATGTAAGCCTATTATTTAAGTATGCAAGATTTTGATCAATAATTTTCTTTCTTATAAAGCTATCTTTATTAGTTAAGAGTTTATATAAAAAGTCTTGGTGATCTTTTAAAGAATTTAATTCGTTTATATTATCCCAATTAAGTTCTTGTAATGCTGTTTCTTTTAAATCATCAATTTGTTCTTGATAAGGATCTACTTCATCTGTTTTTTCTGCTAATGTTTTCTTTAAACTTTCAACATTGCCTCTATGTTCATATGCTTCTTTGGCTGTTTCATAAAAAGTATTAGGTTTTAAATCCAATGTACCAATGTCTTCAAGTTTTGCTTTAACCTTATCATACTTGTTAGCAATTTCAATCATATATGTATGTGCATCGCCATAGTCTTTTTGTAGTTTGTCCTTCATTTCTTCAAGTTTATCATCATGAAGTTCTTGACCACAGGCGTAACACTTAGCATGTTCAAGGTCATCAAGATCAGTTCCAACTTTTTGTACATTTTTATCAGCTTGTTCTAATGCACGTTCTACAGTTGCTAGTTCTTTTGTAAGATTTGTATGATGCTTGTTTAGATCAGACCAAGATGCTAGTTGTTCGTGATCATCAAGTTCACTATCAATATCTAATTGTTCTAATTCGTAAATTGCTTTCTGTAGTTTATCGCACGATTGTTTGTTTTGTGCTATCCAAGCCTTTCTTCTGCTATGTAATCTGTCAATATTCTCTTTAATTTTTTCGTTACTATCTTTAAGTGCAGTAAGTCTTGCATTCTCTTGAACAATATGCTCTTTATTAATACGCATTTGTTCTCTTAAAAGGTCTGCTTTTTCAGATAATATAGTAACACCTAATAGTTGTTCTATAATAGCACGTTGATCATTGTTCTTTAATGCTAAGAAAGGTTCGGTATATGTGTTTAATGCTAATATATGCTTAAACATCTCATGGCTCATACCTAACAATGTATTAATGTCTTGTTGAGTCTTACGTGAATCACCTTGACTTTCGTCAGTTATTTCTTGATCTTCATTATTAATAGAGAATTTTAGTAAATTTGGTTTACGACCTCTTTCAATATGATAACTTACTCCATTTTTTTCAAAAGTTAGCGTAACTAACATACCTTTGTTATTAGTTTTGTTTACTAAGTTATCACGTCTAATATTTGTAAGGGCTTGACCGTATAATCCGTAACTTATAGCATTAATAATTGTTGTTTTACCTGTTCCGTTACGTGAACCAGCGTCATCGCCACCTTGATCTATATTTTCACCTAGTACAAGTGTAAGTTGATGTTGATTAAAGTTAATTGCTTGTGTAGTATTACCTACACTCATAAAATTTTTAACTGTTAGGTCTTGTATTCTAATCACGGTCTTCTCCTAACTTGTTATAAATGTCAAGTAATTTTGCTTTATCATAACTATCAGATTCAATAGCTTGAATTTCCTTGGCAACAATTTGATCAACACTTTCAAATTTTGTAATGTCAATATCTGTATTAATTTCTTCATCTGTAGTATTAGGAATAAGTGTAATTTCTCTACAATCATGTTCATGAAGGAATGTTTCTTTAATAAAACTAGCTTCTTCATATGAAATAGGTAAGTCTAATGTAACCCTCAAATACATTTTAGGTTTAATTAAAGTGTCTTTTTCATCTAATAACTGTGATAATTTTACTGTACGATACTTGGGACAATTCCACCAGTTAAGATATTGAGGAGCGCCGCCGTGCTCCAGCACCATCATACCTCTTTCGTCGTCCCAAGCATCGGCATAGTTATGAGGTAATGCATTACCAATATAATTTACAGTACCTTTAACTTGTCGTTTATGAAAATGCCCTGAAAATACATAGTCTTGATGTTTAAAATGATCAGCTTGTAATTCTCCTGTATCAGGCATTTGCACCATTGCGTTCATATAGAAATTTGGAAGTTCAAAATGTCCAAATATATATTTGCTTTTAATTTTAGGAATTTGTTTCCATTCATCGCCTACAAGCCATGGTATTAATGTAGTATCACCTATTGTTGTAATTTTGTTAACGATAGTAATGCCAGGAATGTGCTTGCCAAACTCAACAGAATGAATGTCTCGTTTGTCTTTGTAATACAAGTCGTGGTTACCAGGAAAGAAATAAAAATTTTCAAATGCTTTTCCAAGTTTTTCTAAACTTCTAATGGTAGCATCCATAGTAGTAATGTTCAAGCTGTTTCTATTGTGATGCCAGTCACCCATAAAGATGCCAGTTTCACAATTATTCTCTTTAGCTTGATCAATAAACCAATCTATAAATTCTTCACAATCCTCGTTGTGGACTTTACTATTAGATTTTAATCCAAAATGTATATCCGTAAAGACGGCGGCCTTTTTAAACAATTTTATATCCTCTTATGTATAGTATAAACTCTTAACGATTATTTGTCAACTCCTTCTTTCTTCGAAACTTTTATAGTTGTAACTTTTGGGGGTATCGCAGTTCTTGTTTTGTGTTGTTCTTGCTCACGCTCCCATACGCCTTGATTCTGTCTTGTAAATGACGGATTCATATGATTCATTTCTAAAATATCATCTCTAATATTTTGATTTCTTTTTTCTATGTTGATAATTCTAACAAAGGAATTTGTAACAGCGGCAGTATAATATGCAAACGGATTATTTGATTTAGATTCATCAAATTGTAAGCCTATCTGTGCAAGTTGTAAAATTGCTTGACCTTTCATTTCGTCATTATATGTATATCCGCGAACATTGCCTCTAGTTGCATAGCGTTCACATAGTTTCATCCACATCATAGCTAGTTTGTCAGTTGCTTGTCCACAACTTTTATCATAGTAACCGTTCTCCATACCACCAACCCAATGACTTTTACCTATACATACTAATTCGTCATTGTCATTAAATTTAAAATGTTGGAATGGCGGAAAGTTTAATTTTTCTTTAGTATCCGCTACGGTTTTAGGTTTCTTTTTACGACCTGGCTGATCAGGTATGTGATCAAACATCATAACTCTAAAAATCACATCTTGTTTGCTTATTTTTTTATAGTCTATTTCACATTCAGCTTGTTTAACTTTTTCACCGTTTGCTTTACGTCTTTCGTATTCTTTTTGGCTAAGACGTTTAGCTTGTACTCGTTTAGCCTCGGCTGTAGTACGAATGTTAATTTTATCAATACTAGTAAGTATTAAATCGTATTGGTTAGCATCATCATCAGTATAACTGCTAAATGAGTTCTTAGACTTATGAATTTCTGCAAGTATATCTTTATTGTTTAGGTAATTTACTTTTCGCAATGTATATTCTCCAGGTTTAAAGTCATATTATAAACTATGTAGTTAATAAAGTCAACTAAATACTTGTAGGAGTTTAACCAAATCATGACAGGTGAAAATTTATTTGCAAAAGGAATCAATACAGCCAAAGGACTTGTTTCCGATACCACTAATTCTATGCGAAAATTAGGTGGACAGTTCTTTGATTCTGTATCAACTGATATTGGGCTAGGTAAAAAACAACGATTAGCTAATTCAGACCAATTAGGTAAAGAACTTGGAAAATTTGGTTCAGAAAACAAAAAAGCCGCCGGCAAAGCAAAATTTCCATTAGGAACTGCGAAAGATTGGCGAGTTAAATTAAGCATTCCGAATACTGAACCATTTGAAACCGAATCACATCTTATACAGCCATTACGAGCAACAAACGGTTTAGTGTTTCCATATACTCCTACGGTAATCATGTCACACACCGCAAATTATAACGCTTTAGCTCCTACACATAGTAATTATCCGTTTCAAGTATATGCAAATTCACAAGTGGACCAATTGGTTATCACTGGAGACTTTTTTGTACAGAATGGAATAGAAGCTCAATACTGGGTATCAGCATTGCATTACTTACGAAGTTGTACAAAAATGTTTTATGGCGGCAATGGTTTAAATCAAGGAGCACCACCTCCAGTAGTTAAGTTAAACGGGTATGGCGATTATGTTTTTGATAATGTTCCGGTAGTTATAACAACTTTTACAGTTGACATGCCAGATCAGGTAGATTATATTTCAACACAAGTTAATACAGGAACTGGAACAAGGTTTGTTCCTACTGATCCTAGAGGAGCATCAGGTCCAGCAGGACAATCAGGACAAACAGAAAATATTCTTACAGAAGCCCATCCAGGACAATTTTATGGTAATGCAGATATGAAGAGTAATTATTATACTTGGGCACCGACACAAAGTTTAATATCAGTAACTTGTCAACCAATATACAGCAGAACCGAAGTTGATAAATTTAGTCTTGAAGATTTTGTTAACGGGCAGTATGTTGGACGAAACAAAGGATTTATTTAATGGCATATTCATCTTCAAGTCCTTGGAAAAACACACCACTAGGTAATGGAACATTCGGGTTAGGGTATTTTCAAATTAGATCAGTACCTGGATCTGCAGACGACACACCTTATATAATCGACCCTCAATATAATCATAGGCCAGACTTACTAGCATATGATTTGTACGGAACCCCAAAACTTTGGTGGATTTTTGCTCAACGTAATATGAATGTTCTTGAAGATCCTATTTACGATTTTGAATCAGGTGTGGAAATTTTATTAATGAGTGCTGATAGTGTATCAGCTATGCTAGAG